ACGTAACTCATTAAGCCAGCCTTTAACTATAAAACGTAATCCGATTAGACCGCCTGATAGCACAGCTATAACGCCAGCGCCAAAGCCAGCCCATTCTGTAGGGGTCATGCTTCATCTGCACCGAGGCCATAAGCATCATCGGATTTATCTAAAGCCCTAGCTGCTGGGCCTGCAAGTGCGGCCACTACTACTGATATAACTGGATCTAGTCCTAATTCATTACTTGCTAAGAATGTTAAGAATGATACAAGCACACCCCTAAAGTATGATTTGAGTATTGCCTTTTGCTTATTGCTTATTTTCATATTTTACCCCCTAGTAGTGGTATATCAAACGGCTTGCTATCTTTATCGCCTAACTTTGTAAAACTAATATGTATGTGCTTTGTGTGTTTGTTAAAACCCTTGTACTTACGCCACTTAAAATTAAGTATCTTGCTAGCGATCATGCCATTATGGATTACGTAAGATATGCGCTTATCGGTTTTTGCACACTTTCTGATTTGGTCAGCCAAATATACTGAGATCCCTTCGGATGAACCCAAGCGAGAATCAACATCAATGGCTCGTACACACCCATCTGCATCTGGATTATGATCCGATTTTGTGGCGGAATGACGAGCATCACCCAACCACCCATCAGAGGTAGAGCGACGATCTGGGTACCAGGTATCAATTTGATCCCTCATTTGCACACCAGCTGCACATAGCCATGGTTTCATTTGCCACACTTCCTCAAGATTGTGCTATAAACCTAAAGCCCTTAAATCATCAGTAGTTAAACCAAGCGCGGCTAATTTGCTTTCGGCAGTTGCCTTGGCTTGCGCCTTGGCTTCCGCTTCGGCTTTCGCTGTTACTGCATTATTCGCATCAATTTTCATTTGTGCTATTTCGGCATCTGTGGCATCTCTAATAGTTTCAATACCAGTTTCACAGTTATATTCTTTTATTTGTGGTTTAGTCATTTTATGATACTCCATATAGAAAGGCTGTTCCCGATGTGAAAGTTCCACTGTTTACTAATAAAGTAATAGATGAAACGGCTGCGGTTTGATTATATATATTAAAATATCTTCTATAATTAAATTGTGTATTAGTAGCCGAATTGTTAACAGTAGAGTCAGTGGTCATCATTTTCCAAGTTGTAGAATTTGAATAATCGTGTATTAAAGCAGTTGTTATACCTTGACTTGTTCCATTATCATTTCCTGGGGCTAATTGTCCTTCTGACCCGTTAAAAGCCTGAGCAGTTATGTTTACGCTAGCAGTTACAAAATATCTATTAGCATTAGAATCCCCATTAAATCTTATTTGTATTCCTTCATCATCACCAGATGGTAAAAAATTCCTAACTACTATCCAAAGATTTTTATAGGTTGATGGGATTGAACTTATAGTTACCGATGATCCAGTCAATGTTGTGCCACCTGAATTGATTAAAGTCATACCACCACTTGAAACAGTTGCCCACTCTGGTGCAGTTGCCCCCGAATTTACCCGTAAAATTTGATTGGCTGTTCCAATTCCAAGTCTTGCTGGTGTAGATCCGCTTGAAGAATAAATTGTGTCGCCTGTAGTAGTCATTGGATTAGTCATGCCAGTTGTATCTAAATTAGCCCACGCACTACCAGTGTAATATGTTGTTACATTTGTATCTTTAAGATAAGCAAAATTACCTTCTTGCGGTGATGTTACAGCTGAGTCTCTAGCAGCTGCACTGGCAAATACCCAGACACCTTGCATTAAATAGCCATCTACATCGGCGGCGGTTAATACCTCGCCTGTAACAAAGTCCTTAAAACCTAATCCTGCTGCCATTTGTACTCCCTAGTAACTTAGGACATTATAGTCTAAAGTGCCATAAATCGTATCATTTAGGATAAATGCGTCTATGACTGGCTCTAGCGTCTGTAGCTGGACTTTCCAGCTGTTCGGTGTGATATTCATTCTGACACCAAAAATTTGTAGGGTTTTTTCCAAGGTAGATCCACCTGGCTGTGTGGTGATTACTTTAATAGGATCAAAGAAGTCTAGGTCTAGAGCTGCAATTATGCCTGTATTGTAATTAGGCGTATATAAGTCAAGCACTACAGAATCTACTCGTATGCTTGTCTCGGCTCTACTGGCAACATATGCCTGTGCGTAATCTAGCGCTACTGCATCCGTCTGCATAAGTAGGTTGTCTAAAAAATAACTGTGTAAGAAGTATTTATCTATGCTTGCTTGATTCAAGGCTACCTGTGCAGTGCCACCAGACCTAGTAATAGTAGCTTTATTAAATACCAATACATCATTAAGAATCCAACTAGCATCAAAATAAGTTATGCCTGTGCCATTGTCTGCAAAGATTGTAGGTGTGCCACCAATAGATCCAGCGGTTACTGCTCTGTCTTGAAATACAAATGAACCACTAGCATCTACGTATAATGCGCCATACTCTGAATTTGCCACAGTAGTTAAAGCTGCTAAGGCTGTGCGGTTAGTGCCTGGGTCTGCCTGCATAGTAGTAAGACCTGCATCCACGTCACGCATAGTCGCTGGCCATGAGATTTGATCTAATATCTCGTTTATACGTGTACCTGATAAGTCGCCTGCAGTAGCACCTGTAACTGTGCTGATTTGTGCATTCTGCGCTAATCTAAATGCATCTACAGCTTGTATTGTTGTCATGGCTAAATCTTCACCAGAATCGTCTGGGTATGTAGTTACGTAGCTTGTTATGAATCCTGAAAATATAGGATAGGTAACCCCGCTATAGGTTGCAGTAATCTGCACCTTCTTCATAGGTGTTAATAAATTAAAATACGGGCCAGTAACATTTTGAGGGTTAAAATCACCATTTTGATCTACTATGCGTAACGTAAGTGTGCCGGTTTGAAACTCATCAATAAATGCGTTACGTCCTCGGTTAGTTTCTATGCGGTTAATTTGATTCGATACATCTACAATTACAGCTGCGCTATCTGCTAATACGTTTGTGCCTAATATGCCTGTATCTAATATCATGGCCTGAGCAAAACTAGGGCCAGTGCTAAAGTTAATTACAGCATTTATTACAGGTATTGGCATTACAAGCCGCCAGCAATACCATACGAGATACCAGACTTCTGGGCTATCTGTAAACTTTCTGCTATTAGTGCTGCAAATCTATCGCCAGTCTGTGACACATCTACAGTTATTTTTAAGTCTTGTGACTCACCACGTCTGACAAATGATGGATCAAATACTGAACCACCTAATGTGCCACGTGATATATCTGAATAACTTTGACCGTAACCTAAAGTCTCAGCGGCCTGAGTTGTGCCACCTGTTAAACCCTTAGGTATCATGCCAGCAGACAAAGCTTGCATCGCTGCCAAAGCTGCTAATAATTGTGCTACATCATTTCCTAAATCTTTGTTCTCACCCATTCTAAATCTAGCGGGATCAAATGTACCCAAAGCCGTTGCTGCTTTATTGGCTGCGTCTGCTAATGCCTTAGCTGCGTCTGCCGCTTTCATTTCCTCTAATATCTTTTTAGCCAAAGCTTCGTTATTGTCTAGTATAGCTAACTGTGCTTTGAGGCGTAATTTAGTCTCATCATCTGTAGCAGCGTTTAGTGCAGCTGTAAGTCCTATGCGCTCTATGTCAAACTTATCTCGTAGTAGATCTACGGCAGTTTTTTTCTTTAGTAGATCATTTTCTTGCTTACGTAAAGACACACCAGTCTTAATCTGTGTAGTCTCTTGCTTTAATAACATGGCTCTGCTTGTGGCTGGTGATAATCTAGGTGCGTTCATATCAGACTTGCGTAAGAACTTGCCGCCTACTTTAACGCTTGCGTTAGGGTTTAATAGTCCTATAACATCGCCAACAGTCCTAAATGCGTTGCCTATTTTCTCAGCTGCATTGACCATCTTTACAGTAAATGTATCTATGTCGTTACTGCCAGATAAGGCTGCTATTGCATCTAGTAAGCCCTTGCCTATTGCCTCTTTAGATTCATCTACGGCTACAGTTAATTTAGCCATACTGCCTGCATAGCCTTCTACAGCTGCTGCGGCTTGACCTGCAAAGTTAACGTTAAGTGTGCGCTGTACTTCTAAAAATGATGCTGACTTTAATTGTGCCTTGCTTAGTCCTACGCCTAATCTACCTAATGCTACGTTATCACCCATATATGCTTTAGATAGGCTAGTAGATACAGCTGTTAGATCCTTGCCAGTGCCTGCTGATACGTTCAGTGCAGTCTCAAATAAACTCTGTGCTTGCGCAACATCTTTAGTTACTATAAGTAAGCGTTGAAATCCCGGGATTAAATTCTCATCTACTATGCCAAATTGCAAAGATAAATTCTTTAAGTAATCTTCTATGCCTGGCTGCTGAAACTCTAAGCCTAGGTTGCTAACTGTCGTGCGTAGTTTAGCGGCTGCCTTCTCAGAATCTATAAATGCGTTTACTGCATTCTTGCCAAAGTTAACTAGCGCAATAGATCCAAATACCTTAGCAAAGGTTTTGCCTAGGCTTTGTACATTCTTATCAAAGGCTGATATTTCTTTCTTACCTTTTTTTAATCCTTTATTATCAAATGTGCTGACTGCACTGACAATTAAATTGGGCACTATGCAGCCCTTCTAATCTCTGTGTCTTTAATAAACTTTTTTGCTACTGTGTCAATAGCATTAACTACTCTCGGTATAATTACATCTTTAGTTTCATCCCAAGCACGATAAATAACACGACCACGTTGCTTGCCTTGACCCTTCATGCTAGATAGCATCTCAGCAGCTGCATTAAATTGCACAGGTGCATTAGGGTTTAAGGATCTATTACCTCTAGGCCTGCCGATACGCCCTGCAGTCTCAAAAATTGCGCCTGATCTAGAATTATTAAACACATAGAATGCAGCTTTAAATCCTTTGTCGTTGCTTTTATTTTGACCTGCAGAATAAGCGACTTTGCTTTTAGCGTATGCATAGTCATAGGGTGGGAATAATCTATTAGGATCTTTAACAGTCTCCATAGACCCAGTGCCTTTACCCCAACCACTTAACACTTCATTTTGTGCTGGTAAATAACCACGTGCACGATCACGCACAATTAACATAGCCTGCTTAATATTCTTTGACATCTCTTTATTAAGGTCTTTGTCGACATCTTTCATAGCCTTCTGGAGTTGTTTAACGCCTGTTACGACTACGGGCATTTTTAATCTCCTTTGCTCTATCGCTAAGTACCTGCACGATTGCTCGTAGCATTTCTGAGTCCATATTTATAAACTCACTAGGCGCGATCCCTAGCTCTACAGACAGACTTGCTATCGCATAGAGCGTAGAATCACGCTGTACTATTTTTTTTCTTCGTCTAATACCTCGACAGTTTCTAAGCTGTCAATAAATTCAATACCAAATATAGGTACAGTCACGTTAGCCCTACGTAAGCACTCGTGCGCTAAGAAATAAATCTCAGTCTGCCGTTCGTGGTCACGTAGGACTTTACTAATTCCTGCGCCATACTTTAACTCGAAAGCGTACTCGACACCTGGTGTTATCTTATGCTCAGATACTTCACCATTAGCCCTTGTTATCTTTAGCTTTGCCATTATTACTCCTTAGGCTGTTACGTCAACTACTATAGGGCTTTGGCAGGTAAATGTAATTGACTGTGTGCTTATGTCGCCCACTGCGCCGTT